ATTAAAAACCGAACTGCCAGCACCGTTTGCTACTGCTGTGCCATTAAGACTAAACAAGGCGTTATTAACCTGTATAGAACTTGATCCATCGTCAGCACTGATACTATCCAGCGCAATGTTTCCCACATTGGTAATATTGCCATCACTCGCGTTCAAACTCGTGACTGTCGTAGCACCTGCGCCAAGTGTGCCTGTGGTAGAGAGGTTTTCATCGCCAAACGTAATCGCGCCACTCGCTGATAAGATGCTTCCACTCGTAATCGTTATATCTGATGCCGCCACTACGCTCGTTGTTCCTGCAAGAGTCGTGAATGTGCCAGCGGCAGGTGTTGTGCCACCAATTACGGCATCTACTGTTCCTGCGTTAATATCTGCTGTCGTAGCAACCAAACTGCCAATAGTGCCAAGTGCAGTGATGTTCGGCTGAGATGCTGTTGCCAATGTGCCTGTGATAGAGGTATTGGCAACCAGTGTCGTAAATGTGCCAGCACCTGCACTTGCACCACCAATCGTAACACCATCTATCGTGCCACCGTTGATGTCTACGGCAGTGAATGGCACACCTGCAACAGTTCCAAGTGCGATTACGGTTGTACCGTCTAAGATGTCTGCAATGGTTTGTGGGTTTGCATCAACCTCTGAGCCATTGATAGCATCCCCGGTATTGTCTTTTGCGGAGTTGTCAACAAGTTGTGCAGATACGGACATAGGAAACCTCTTTAGTAAGTCTTGTTAGTAAGCACCTTAGATGCTATGGTGATACCGCGCAAAGTATATGTGTTGTATGATTCAATAAGGTGTGCCATACCCAAAGCACGTTGAACAGTTTTTGGTCTTATGCGCTCACCCGAATACCCTGAACCGCCCCACAGTGCAACACCCCACTGCCCGACACCCCACCCATCTGCGTCACCGACCCTTGCAAGGTTTTGCGTGTTAGAACTTTCTGGTGATGGCATAGAAGGTCTGAGCATGATCTGTCGTGATGTTACTGTGCTACTTGCAGGGGTTTCGACAGATACGTGGGAATGACCATACCGCTTCATACGGTTGGGCGCGTTGTTGACATCGAAGGCAGTTTGTGTGCGCCGTGAGAACTTGGCGCCATCCCAATTATCTGTCGATGTATCGAACATCTTATACACCTTGCCTGATGAGTCTCCGACGTATTGGTCGTATCCCGTATTTGATGTGTTGAACACCATACCTGCGGTCATGTTTTGTCTGTCTGAGCGTGTCCACCTTGCTCGCTGTCGAGATCGTGAGAAGTTGCCGATAAGCCAACGTGACGGTATCGTCCGTAACCCTGTGGGGTAGGCAGACCAATACTCCATACGGTTGATATTAAACAGCGACCATGCCGTAGACATGGCATCTATGTTTCTGAAAGATGCCAGTGGTTGCACCCAACGTGCCGTGTTGCGCGTTTCAAATCCTGCAGAGGCAGTAGATGGTGAGATGGCCTCTATGCCGTGTTCACTCCACCATACCAACAAGTTGACATCTGAACCCGTTACCTCAGCAATGGTTTGGTGCGACACACACCCCACGCTTGAGTTGACGTTGCGAACATTCACCTCTGTAAATGTTGATGTCGGTGCTATGCGATATACGCTTGAACGCTTAAAAACAAACAGGTTATTGGCAAATATTGCCGCACCTGTAATGTCTCCATCGTGACCCCTGTAAACTGTCACGCTTCCACCACCACCACCCGTTGTCCAATCTTCACAGTCGTTAGGGGCAGAATAGTATGCCGTAGACCCTGCGAACAACCACAGGCGACCTTGCCATGCTATGGGGAAATTACCCGTAGATGGTGGCGAACCACCCAACGACACAGCACCATTGGAGGTATCATATCGGATGGGCGCGTCAACACCATTTGCTAATACCAAAAGGTTTGCCGTTGTGGTAGCACCATAGAACATCTCTCCTGACCACCTAACACCTGCAGTGGTAGAATTGCCCGTTGCCCTTGCCCCTGATGAGACAGTCCAATCAGACCCGTAGTGCCATATCTTGCCATCTTCCGATGTGGCAACAGCCTTGTCGCCATTGTTGTAATCAAACAGACCTGAAACAGCACCACCCATCGCAGTGCTACCAAGGCGTGTTGCGCCAGGCATACCTGATGGGTTATTTGAGTCACCCTCATAGACGACGTTTAAAGCGTCATATAAGGCATTTTTGGGGAACTTTGGGTCTGTGGATGCGGTAACGCGATAGATGCCCTCACCGTAGTCGTAGTTGGCAATCTCGCGCCATTGAGTAGGCATGTGCTATCTCCGTGCAGATTTGGTATCGAAACCTATCTGCGAGCGTACTTCTGTGCCTCTAAAAAAACGTCTGCCAGTGTATACGCGCATGGCATTACCTGAACGATTCGTCCTATTCTCTCGCGCTTTTACCTTGTTGATATTTTCACGCTTCTTAGCCTCCCAATACATCGCCTTTTGCGAGTCGTCATCCCACATACATGCAGATGCTCTTGCGGCGGCATCAAGGGCTACATAGGCAATGTCTGGTGCATCGTTGCCAAACAGTGTGGTATCAAAAGCACTGGCATCTGTGAAGTTTTGTCGGTAAAGCACTTCCATCACATAGACAGCATCGGGATAAGGCCATAGGATGATCTGGTCATTATCTGATAAGTCGGGAGAGAATCTTGCAAAAGCTGTTGGCTTGCCCCCTGCGTTTCTGTGCCTGTCGCCACCTGAAAGCATGAGTAACTCGCCCAGGTTGTCATATTGCTCTAATGTCTTGCCCTCTCCGTATGAGATATATTTGATCTCGTCGAAGTTTGCTGTTGTGATGGCATAGGTGTCTTGAAAAATATTATAGCCACCTGCCGTAGTAGTCGTACCTGCGTAGGCAGTCTCTATGGTGATGGTGTTGGGGTCAGATACCGGATCAACTGCAGTGATAAGGTATGAGGTGTTATCACCCGTCAGGCGTATGTACATACCTGCTGTGACAGAGCCGAAGTTTTGAGCATTAGCCCCTGCGGATGTCACACTCGTTATGGTGTCAGCACCGTTTGTTACTGCCACACTGCCAGTGGTAATTTTCGCAACAGTGGGCAAGACGGTGCGCTTGAGTGTCCACGCATACTCATCTTCTTCGTTGATCTCTACAATCGTGTTGTTTATTGTCTCTATCAGGTTTTGCTGTAAGAGGTTCGTAGAGGTGAACGCTGTAATCTTCGCCTCACCGATCTCTTTGAGTCCTGCGTTGACAATACTGCCGAGCGTCTTATTGGGCATCTTCTATCCTTAGTTTGCCATCCACTCAACAAAGATGAATACCTCATCGGCGGCGGCGGCAGACAGTGTCGTGACAACAAGGTCGCCAGTGCCACCACTACCAGAGCGTGTCAACCCACCGTCGGTAAGGTTTGTGAAGTCGAGAACAAGTGGCGATGTTACACCCAGAGGATAATAGGCCACCAGTTCATCGGCAGAGTCGTCGTCAAATTCAAGTCTTACCGATATACCAGCAGAGCCATATACGGTAAGTTTCTTGATCTTCAGTGATGTATTGTAAGTGGCAAGCGCAGAGACATCTACGACAACGCTGTCAGTGATATTTGTCGTGTCTGTCCACACGGCACTCCACGCAGTCCATCCATGCTTACCGCTTTGTTTTGTATTTGTGACAGGTATAGGGGCCGCCATTTTTGCTCCAACGATGAAGGGTAGGGGCATATAGCCCCTACCTTGTGTAATACGGGGTGGGTCTATGCCCACCCCGTTAATGATTAAGCCGCACCCGGAGAGCCAAAGAATCCACGAGGGTCTGCCCACCCTGACGACTGTGCGAACATACCAGAGATTTTGTAATCTTTGGTGTCGAAGTCGTAGATATCTTCTGTCCAGAATTTTTCACGGACAAACTTGGTAAGACCATGGTGTGCCTTGTCTGCCGCCAAGAACCAAGCATCTGTATCTGTCAAATAATCCCACACGATGACTTTCAAGCCGAGATCGTGGATGGGGTTAACAGCTTGGTCGCCAAACTGCGTAGATGTAGCACCATAACCACCTGTGATTTGGGGGTTATTGGTAGAGCCGACCAACTTCAAAGCCGTGTACATCAAGTCCGTGGGGACAATGAGATACTTGGGACGGATGGTGATGCGCTTGCCACCACCATCGCGGAAGTTGCGGAAATCCAATGTGGCCTGTTCGAGACTCGACAAGGAGAGATCGGAGGCTGTTGACAACTCGTTGGCATACGTGGAACCATCTTCACGTATGTGTGCGGTAGAACACAACTCAACACCATTGGGACCGGTATAGCTGGAATCAAAGGCGTTGTTTAAGTGGTCTGCCAAGATGGTTTCATCTGTGGCATGAGCACTGTTAGCCAACTCGACACCGAGGTCGTCCATGACACCGTATAACTCGTCACGCAACATCTCACGGGTCACTCGGAAGCCGAGGCCGTAGTCAACGTGCGTGAAGGTGTTGGAAAAGCCTTCGTTGAGCGAGGTGTAGTTGATGGATTGTCCTTCCAACTTGGTGTCCATCAAGCCCACGCCACCCACTGTTTGTGAGTGTTCGCGGAATTGGTTGGAATCTTTCAAGTTGAAGATGGAGTCACCAACGCTTTCGCGGTTGTCCCACTTATTAAAAATTACTTCCTGAATACCTCTCAACGTCACCAGATTGGTGTAGTTAGAGGTGAAACCTACTGCTCCTGCGGGCATAGTATAACCCTCCTAATTACACACCACCAGCGACGGCGGAAAGGTGGAGATTGGCGCGGCAAATCCACTCGGCATTTGCGGCAACGGTATTGTCTTGACGGTTGACGACATCCATAAGCTGGAAGCCACCACCCGTAGTGTTGAGGTCTGAACTGTCGAGTTCGTGACCTGACAACTTGGTGACGGAAGAACCAGCACCTGCGATGTGGTCGATAACAGCGTGAATACCTGCCACGCCACCAGTGACTGTTCCATCTTCTTGCGCCTGATACAACTGGTCGGGGTCATTGGCGATCATGACAGTGGCGGCGGTAGAACCTGCCGAATATGTCAAGTTTGCCCCGATAACATTTACAGACCCTGCCGTAGCAGGTGCGACACCACCGTCTGCTTCACCCATCATAACATCATTGATGAACGACTCAGCCGCCGAAGCATCTTTGGTGAATGGGAAAGCGGAAAGCAATGGTCCCCAAGGCTTGAAGCCATAGGGGGAATCAGAATTAGCCATCTCGTGTTACTCCTTATCCTCTACGGACGTTTAACACTCCCGTAGCAAGACCCCTCTCGGCGGCATGAGCGAGAGACTTCGCAACATCACGGCCTAAGCCTT